GAGTCTTGAACTCATATTCTTCATTAAACCCATTAAATTCCTGCCACAACGAAAGGCGGTTGTGACCGTCAACAAGGATTGTTTTGCCATCGCTGTTCCACACAACGAGCGGCATCAATAGGCCGCAACTTGACAGGCTTTCTTTCAGTTCCTTTCTCTCATCCTTTGAGAGCGGTCGAATGAGTTTTTGAAACTCCGCATCAATTACTATTTTGCTTGGTATCATATTATATTTTTTCTAAAGAAATCCCGCAATACAACCATGTGAGAATAGGCCAACAGCGAGCCGGATGGAAGTATTGCGGGAAAAAGTTGGTTTCATTTGCTGTATTGGAAGGCTTCTCACAGCCGAGTTGAATTTAGTCTAAGATTTCAGCCTTGTCAAATAACGCTGCAAGACCTCGTCGGCCTCCTCCTCGATCCAGCGCGTGGATTGAGTAACGACCTCAAGCCAAGTGCCGTCGATAAGGATTTCGTAGTCCCACCGATAGCAATCGTCTTGGTGGTTAGGCCAGCACCGGAGCGGATAGCCTTTCCAGTGTTGCATTCGTTCATTCATATAAGCAATCCTTGTTTTGATTTTACATTAAATCGTTTACTGGCTTCAGCTAAGTTAAGTTTTGCTTGTTTAAAATAGCTGTCCTTTAACTCAATTCCTATTGCCTTTCTTCCCATTGATACTGGGCTAAAAACCTCGCTTCCAACTCCCATAAATGGAGTAAGAATAACCTCATTAGGGTTTGAATATAATTCAACAAGCCGATCTATAACATCAAGTTGAAGCGGGTGAACGTGTTTTTCATCATCCTCCTCTTTTGAGTCTCTGAATGGCAGTATATTATCTCCGCGAACGTCATCCCATACACTCGACGCATATCTCTGCCAAATATAATGATTCAAATTAGTTATTTCGTCCTCCTTGTTAACATTATTCAAGTGCTCCCAGAGCTGTTCTGCATTCAATTCTGCCTTGTTAGCATTATTCCATGCCCTTAGAATGATTGGCAAAATAGGTATTTCACCGGCATAATGGTTTATTCCGTATGGATGCGTAACTGGAACTTCATTTTCTCCTTTTTTTGTAAAAACAAGAACATAATCAGGCATAGCTGTAAAACATTTTGTGCTGTCCTCTACAATGAACTTGTGCATCAATGACTGAACCATTGTCCGCATCCGAACCTTTAATGGCTCTTTCCATATTGTTATCCTGTTTCGATACTCAAATCCATGCTTAATATGAAGTTTAATTACTTCGTGCGGAAAATCCCAAAGCCTGCAAGTATTATCAAAAACATCCGTAACATGAACTGCATTTATTCTTCCTGGCTTTGTTACTCTTGACATTTCAGCGATCAAAAAGTCATACTGATCTAAAAATTGCTCTTTGTTTTCGCAATTTGAAAAGTCTCTCTCTGAGCTTGAATAGTTGTAGAGTCCGGCAAAAGGCGGGCTGTAAACCGATAGATCAACGCTTTCAGAATCTAATTGAGGTAATACATCCATGCAATCTCCGTTATAGATTGCATAGTTTTCTTTTATTTCTTGGTCTTTAATCATAATATATTTAGAATTTAGGTTTAATTACTTTTTTATCAAACTCCCTTTGAGTTATTGTGAACTGCCTGTTTACGTTTTCTGTTAGGTTTTTATAAAGCTCAATAGCTTTGTCTGTTTTCTGTTGAAGAGCCTCTAAGACTCTTGTTTGTCCATCTGATACCACCACATCTATTGTTACGTCTTTTGTTTGACCGAATCTCCAAAACCGTCTTACGGCCTGATAGTATTGCTCATAGCTGTAGGTAGGGAAAAATACAGAATGATTGCAATGCTGCCAATTTAATCCAAAGCTAGTCATCTTTGCTTTAGTTATTATCCGCTTTATTTCGCCGCGAGAAAAGGATAAAAGTATTTCCTCTTTTCGCTCCATTGACTGGCTTCCTATTATCTCAACTGCGTCTCGATCCATAGACTTTAAAAGCGAGCTTTCATTGTTGGTATTACACCAGTAAACCGATGTATTTCCTTCCGCTAATTTAACTGCCTTCTTGCACCTGATCTCTTCAGTCTGTTTTTGTTCATATCTAACCTCGGCAAATGATTTTGCTATTGGAGTAAATATTTGAACTTGACCTGATGTGTCAATCATGGACTGATTTTTTATGACGTGTTTATTAACAATCAATTCGGGTAACTTATACCTATCATTCGAGAAACCAATATCACTAGGCATTTTTACCATAATGCTCCACTGATTTACCCACGCAAAGAAATCCTTTTCGGCGTGAGGTTTTAGGTAGAATTTTTCCCCGATATTTCTATTTGTTGAATCGACTGAGTTTTGATTATTCTTAAAGAACTTTCCAAGCATATCCATATAACCCAAATACCCTAATGCCTCAGAACTAGTTCCTAGCTCTATAAAATCATTCGGACTCGGTGTTGCTGTTGATAAGAAACGATATGGAATCTTCTTAATAAAAGAAGTTACTTGACCTTTTATTTTTCCGTCAAAGTTTTTAAGGATACTGCTTTCGTCAAGAATTACCGCGACGAAGTCATTTGAATCGAAATAATGCAATCTTTCATAATTGCATATCACTATTTTTTTAGTATATTTCCCATCCTTCGAGTATTCAATATCATCAATTCCTAGCTTTTGCGCCTCGATTATAAATTGAAACGCAACAGCAAGTGGTGTTAAAATCAATACATTTTTATTTGTATTATTTATTATATTTTTTGCGATTGATAGCTGAATTAATGTCTTACCAAGTCCTGTGTCTGCAAAGATAGCTATACGGCCTTTTTTTACTGCCCTCTCAATTATATGTTTTTGAAAATCAAATGCAATGTCTGGCATGTAATTTGCATCGAACCCAAATTCACCAATCGAGTGACGTTTGCCCTCTAAGAATCTTAAATAATTACTCATCTTGTCCTGACAAGAATTGTCGGAGTCGTTGGTTGTCTTTTCGGAGTTCATCGTTTTCGTTATTTAAGTATTCAATGCGGTTGTTTAATTGGTTTGCTATAGCTTCAAGATCAACCATGTGTTCTTTAGCTAGTCTTGCTAATCTTGCGAGGCTTTTGATGCCGTCGAACATAATCTGAGATTCTTTCTAGGTGTTGTTCCGCCAATGCTCTCCCCTCCGGTGAGTCGTCGTAAGTATGCTGGTAGATCGGTAGTGGATCGCCCCTTTCGAGACGTAGGCCAACAGGACATTCATTCATACAAATAACAAGCCGGAGAGTGAGAGTTCCATTCATCTTAGAACGGGATGTCGTCGGTTTCGTCTTTTGGTTGAGCAACAAAACCGTTGCTTTTTGCAACGATGTGCTTGTCCGTCTTGGCCGCTGGCTTGCGCCGGTTGCCGAGCCATTTGGCTTTTTCATCTCCGAAGAGCCAGCGTTCCACGCAGTTGAATTGATGCTCTGGGTTGGTCTGCCCTGCCTCGACGCCGATGACGCAGACTCCCTTTTCGCCGATAAGGTCTTCCGCTTCGACGTTAACGTCTTCGCCTGGTATAACGGCGCGACCGATGCTCGAAAGCACTTGATCCACCTTCCACCCTGCTTTGGCGGTAAACGTGAGATGTTCCCACATTGTCGGCCCTGTTGTTCCGCCTTCAAGTAGGACGGCGACATCGAGCTTGATCGTTGGGTTGCCGGCTTGGCTGGTCTTCTCGACCGCCTTGATGATTTCGACTTCGTATGTTCCAGGCTCCACGAAGTAGATCGCGGCCTGTTTTGGTTCGTTTGCTGTGTATGTTGGCATTTTAGTTTTCTATTTTGTTGTTTGTTGGTCAGCGTTTTTTGGGATGCGCTGCCCCCCTTTGCCCCTGCCTGCCGGATCTTTCCAGCAAGCGAGGAAATTACTTTACTTTGGTTTGTCTTAGTTGGAGCGAATTCGCTCCGGTTTGTATTGCGCTTTGGTCTGGCTCTACGCCGTTATTAGCGCAGAGTTCAAGATAACTCTTTTCTGAGAGCTTACCGCCCATCGCTAGGATTAGCGTCTCCTTTGTGATACCTTGCGACGCCTTTGCGATAGCTCCATGCTCCACGAACTTGCGTCCGCTCATGCTGGTTAGTTTCCATCCGGGGACTTCGTCTCCGTTTTCGAGTCTCGTCTTGAGATGGCCTAGCACCGGCTCTGCGATCTCCTTCTCTGCCAGTTTCCATTCCTTGGCGAACGCTCCCATACTCTCTGCCGTTGCGAGTATTCGCTGGCGGATCGCATCGATGCTGTTGCCGTTGATGTCTGGGATGAGAGCGATAGCACTCTCGGCCTGTCTGACGATGGCGTTGCAGTTGTTGTAATGCTTACACCAGCTACAATACTCGCAAGGCGTCGGCTGTGCCTCCGCGCTTGTTGCGCGGTCGATTGTGCGCTTGGTGATCTGTTGCGCTTCCTCGTAGCTAAAATCGTAGCTACGAATCAACTTTTGATCGACATATACAACGTGCGCTGTCCATGACGTGTCGAAATTATCTTCCATACACGCCAATGAATAGGCCGCGAGTTGCTCGCGATAGTTCCGAACTTGGCCTGTCTTGATGTCCGCGACCCACTTCTCGGCCTTGCAGACTGCGTCTGCCGTGCCGAGCTTGCTAAGTCCAGGTACTCCCATCGCAAGGTATTCTTCGCGAGTCTCGATGAACGATCCTTTTGCAAGGCGCGTCAGTTCATCAACGCCGTAAGCAATAGCTCCTGCGTCTTCGCTAACGATTGCAACGTCATATTCTGCCGAGATAAGGTTTCGGATCGCAAGATCAACCGCTGTTCCGCGCTCCGCTGCGGAACTCGTTCCGTTTGAGCCTTGAAACAAGGCGCATTCGGCGAGTTTCGGAAGACTGCTAGGTGATATTTCCTTACTCATTGGTTAGCCTTTCTCCACTCGATAGCCGTATTAACGAACTGATCGACGCGAAGCGCAACGCGCTCTAGGTATTCCGGTGCGCAATCGCGCCACGTCTGCTCGCTCGTGAGGACGCCGCGACCGAGTAGGAACTGGTTCACCGCGCCTTCATGCTCTGCGAGCCGTCCTGCCCAGCTTTCGGGTGGTGTTGCAGTTGGTGCGACTACGGCTTGCGCCGTTGTCTCAAACAAATGCGCGACCGATGCCCATTCTAGCGGTAGTTCCTCTGCAAGGCCGGATCGCGTCTTCGCGTCGTAGGCCGCGCTGTGCGTGGTTAAAAGGATACGTTCCTTGCCTCCGATGCCCTTTCCTTTGCCTGTCTCGCTTGTTGAGACCTTGGTCTTGAACCTCAAGAACCAAAGTTCGTCCGCGAACTCCTTGAGTAGTGGCGAGCTTTGCTTGCTCAACTTCAGTTCGTAGCGGTCGTATGCGGCGAGCGCATCTGGTGCTTCAAAGCGCACGATCTTGGAGTGCGCGATCATCACCACGTTCTTGCCGGCGTCGATCAACTGGTCAATGGATGACAGCATCCGACTCATGCGCTCGGCCACCATCACCCATCCTTTACCGAAGCCGAAGTCTTCGATGCTGGTTTTTTTGCTGGTTGCGAGTAGGTCTTCAACGCACAGGCGTTCTGCCCAATCTGCCGAGTCTACGACGATGGTTTTGTAATCGGTCGCCTTGGCTTCTGTTAACGCATCCGTTAATTGTTTCCAAGTGTTGATTTCGCATCGATCAACGTCCAAGTGGCTTGTGCCTTGCTCGATGTCGAGAAACAGCGGCTTGGGGAACTTGGCCGCGAATGTTGATTTTCCTACGGATTCGACTCCGTAGAGTACTACGCGCTGGGCGCGTTGTTGCTTTCCTTTTGTTATTTTCATTTTCTATTTTCCTTTTTGTTGTGCTGCGTATACGGCCACAGCGAGTGCCGCCCACGAATGGGATTTTATGCCGTATGTTGGCCCCGGCTGGGCTTTTGTTCCCTGCGGCCCGACTTTGTCGATCAAGGCTTGGCGAATGTTCGCGTCCTTGGCTCGCATCGTGCCGCATAGAAAAAGCTTGATGTCTTTTCTGAAAATTAGTTCCACGTCCACTTGTGCCACTTCGATAAATCGTCCGATCCAGACGCACGTCTCAAAGGTGCTTGCGCCTACCGCCATGCCGTAGCTGGCGATCATCTCAATCGCGCACCGAGTGTATTCGCGACCGATAAGAATCTGCCGCATCTCCTCGTTTGAAATGTGACCGTGATCAACGATCTTGCCGTTGTGAAATTGCACAAACGCGCTGTGCGTTGTGCCTGGATCAATCGCGAGATTCATACTTGAGAGCTTGGGTTTTAATTTTGTCGGCTGGCAGGCTCAAGACATCGCAGATGCCTTGAAATGCTTTGGAGCGAATGAAGTGCAAAGCGGAGTCTCGGTCTCGTTCTTGATGTTCGTTGAGTTGCTTGCTCATGAATACCTTTTCGCTCCGCAGGTCTTCAACGGCCTGCTGAACCATTCCGCACAATAAATTGCGCGTGAACTCACATTCGGCGTCATGTTTCTCCTCCGCGGTCATTCCCCGCGCTCCCTGCGGATCTGGCGGTTCATCCACCAGCGGCGAGACTTTTCGGTCTCGCTGTGGGCTTTGAGGTTTCCGAGGACGTATCCACCGGCGAATGCCGAGGTGATGCAGACTGCGAATAGGATGAGAAAATTGATAGGTTCCATATATTTTAGATGTTGTAGAATTTTGCGCGGACTCCGGCGAGAGCGATCTTTTCCTGCTCGGCGTTTAGGCCGACTCGGCTTCCGCCGTCTTGATTTGGCCAAAGCTCGACTTTGGTTATGCTGGTCACATACCAGTACGAGCCACCCCGAACGGCCTTGATTACGTTCGCGATCCGCTTGTATTTGTAGGATTTTGCAACCGATCCGCCTGATGTATATGTCATCTCGGCTCCGATGCGTGATGATTTAGATATTCCAAACTCTGCGAGACGCTTCTCGCAAATCTCTGTAGCGTTTAGGATGTCCATGGCTGATGCTGTGGCTGATCTAGCCTTACCATTTACCTTTTCGAGGGAGTCGGAGAGTTCGCGGCTTTTGGTATTTAGTGCAACTTTGATTTTCATTTTTGGTTTTCTGTTTTTGGTTTGTATCGGCGAGTTCGTCTCGTTCGATGTGCAAACAATCCTCAATCCCTGTTCGGATTAAAAGAAAATAATTCGCGAAGTGCGAAAATAAATCTGGGGAAAAAGCTTTACATACGCGCTCAACCAATGCCCACGCGCATCTGCGGGCTTTTTTATTTTGAGATCGGTCGGTATAATTTCACCTCGCGAACGCCTTGAGCCGTGCGTATTGTTGCTTTTTTTGCTTCAAGAGTCCCTTTGCCAATCGCAGTATTAACTCGGCAAGTTACAGCCGCTACGGTCAGGCTTGACTCGTCCGCAATAGTGCGAATGGTCTTCCATCCTTGTTCCTCAAGCTCTTTCTCGCTTTCAACTTTTGTCGTTTCGTAGAAAGCCGACCAAGCTTTGCTTACATCGGCAACAGCCACGGTTGATTTATTTTTCGTTCGCATAAATTTACGGTGATCGAATCGTCCTTGTAATAGCCGAACGCGAAGCCCTGCGACCAAGCGAATGTTGCGCGGCGTGTCGAAGCGTATTCCATATCGAAACGCGCTAGCATTCCAACGCAGTAGCCGCTTGCGCCGTCGAGCGTGCGTGCGCGTTCCCATCCGACTCGGTGCAGGTGAGCCATAACGCATTGGCCGTAGGTCTCTGCGTGGTCGCGGATGGCTTGCACGTTATACATATAACCGTGCAGAAACTTGGTTCCCCCTAGTTCGTAAAAGGATCGGATGTGGTACGGATACAATTTCGCTTTGAGTTCCTTCGCGGTCTTTTCGATGGCTTGGATCGTGAGCGTAGCGGCGTGAGCCGCTAGAGCGTTAGGCGACGACGCGAGCTTGTAAAGCCTCGCTTCATGATTTCCATATAAAATATGTTGCGGACGTAATTCGTGTAGAAAATCAATGCCACTGGAAAGATCATCCGAGATGCTCGCTGCGCGGTCGCTTGAGTTCGGATCTGAAATAGCACCGGAGCGAAACGCAGCTAGGTCTAGGAAGTCGCCAAGCATGATGGTCGTGTATGGTTTGAAGCGTTCCTTGAACATGAGAACGGCATTGCGTGCATCAGGGTCGATTTGATCGCCATGAGAACATCCGACTGCCATCCATTTTTTCCATCCTTTCATGTCAGCTCTGGGATATTCCGGCTGGTTCGTTGCTCCCAAATCCATGCGCGGACGGCTTCCATAGTGTCCACGTCGAGCTTTGCAAATTCGCCGCATTCGTGCTTGAGAGCGGAGCGAAGCTCTTGGTCTATGTCGTCCACTAGGATCAATATATCAAGGGCTTTGCAGGCCACCTCGTGCTCGTATCGCTCGGTCTCGTCAAACTCAAGTATCATTTTCATGCGTCTTCGTCCTCCTCTTCTTCTTCGTCGTCTGGAAATAAAATGCTGAACGAGTCGCCTGCGAGTCCTTCGACGGCGTACTTGTTACCGAATACGAATTCTCC